CCAATCCCACACAGAAGCCATTAGACGATACCGAGGTCAGGGTATTTAATTTCTTCCTTCCAGATGGAGTCTCCCAGGGGCATGGCGAAGCGGGTGGATTGGACTGCGTACCTGGTAGCCGCCATCAGGTCGTCTTTTAACGGTACGATCTTGTTGTCCTTGCGGTGATACATCCGAAATTCCTCTAACCAATCGCCCAGCGTGTTAAATACCTGGAAACGCTCCTGCTCCATCATCGTCAGCATCTTCATGATTCCTGTTTCGATGCTGTTGTTCCCCTTCTTCTCTCCCACGGCAACGGGGTTCGTAAAATGTTCTGGTAGCATGTTGAGTCCGTGGGTTCTGTACTGGTCGGTGAGGCCCGGATTACCCATGCTATCCCGTCTGTGACCATCGTGAGGCCACGCGCAAGGCGTGAACCCCGTCCTGCTTCTAATAGCCTGTGCATGGACATACGGCGCTGCTTTGCTCTGCCTGTAGGTGTCGTAGATGACGATTCTTTCTTCATCGGTTCCGTAGGTGTCAGGGTCCACTGCCACGCCAACCCACGCAGTGGGGTGGTCGTAGCCGAAATCTATCCCCCCGATACGCGGCCAGTCGGACGGTATGGGGAAGGGTTCAACAAGAATCCTGTCTTCCATCACAGGGAATACGAGGCCCGAGCCGATAGACGGCCTGCCGTGCTTCCGCATCTCCCTTTCGTGCGGGGAGTAGGTCGCCAGGATCTGCTCCATAACAGCTTCTGAAAGGTGTCCAGATTCACCTTTTACGACCGTTTTTACCCTTTCGGACGCATCATCCCACCCTGCATTTGTCAGGGACTGACCCGGTTTTAGATCATTCAGAAACTGGGCCGTAATACGGTCGAATCCCTGCTCCGGGGTGTAGGTCATCATCACCTGGCCCCTCTTGTCCAGCGTCCTGGTGACGGCCTGGGAGTAGATATCCGAGGGGGGTAGCTCATCCAGCCATACTAAGTCCACTGCCCGGCCATACCAGCGCTCCTGGCCCATGTTATAGGCGAGGAAGTAGAGGTAAGACGTGCCGGTAAGGTGTTGGATCTGGGCGATGGATACGGCGTTTGGTACGCCTGGTTTTCGCTCCAGTTTTATGATCTTGTTTTTCGGGATAGTCCCGGAACCCAGCTCCTCTGGTGAGCCTGGCTGGCCTAACAGCTCGGCCTGGTTTATATCCCTGACCGTTTCGTTAGACACACCCCCCACCCAGACGGTGATGGGCTTTTTATATCTTCGCCCCTGCCACCAGTCAGGATATATCCCGGTGAGGTGAAACGCGGTTTCAGAAGCCCCGCAGAATGATTTACCAATCCGGTTGCCTGCCATCAGCAAACGCTGGGAACAATCCGCTCCGGTATCGTGAAACCTTTTCTGGTACGGGTAGGGGTCGTAATCCTCTACCCGGTTATACCGCTCCCGATCTAGGATCTGTCGTTGTAGTTCTACAGCCCTGGGGAGGTTAGCTTCGCTTATCTGATTACTGTAGTGTGCCAACCTGTTCAGATTCAGTCTCCCCCATAAGCTGTGCCAGTTCCGTTCTCAGTTCGGATGTGGACTTCTCCACCACCGTCTGCTCGATCTTCTCCGTGGGCTTGTAGCCGCTACGATCCAGCAGATCCCTGGCTGCCGCTAGTTTCACGGTATCGGATGTGGAGTTTTTAACCAGATCCAAAATGGTGTCCAGGGCCATGCCTGCACCATCCATCAGCCTGGTCCGGGTACGGTCTGCTATCTCCTCCCGAAACTGCTTCTTCAGCTTTGCCCCCATCACCTGGGCTGTCTTCTCAGAATCCCCCGCCATGATTGCTGACTGCTTGGCGTTGGATGTTTTGATGTAGGTTTCTATGAAATTATTCTGCTTGTCTGTCAACATGGCCGGAACCATTCTCCGTTTAGTTTTCTATGGTCGAGGGTAATATGGATCAGTTTTTCAAGGCCGGGTTCGTTATCAAATACACTTATCAACTCAAGTTTGCGGGGGTTGCCACACTGCAACAGCCGTAAACGACGCTCTGGGTTATTCGATATACCCACCTTAAAATTACCCCCCTCCTCCTCTATAACATAGAGGTAATTGGATGTACCAACAAAGGTTCTATCACACCACCGGGTACCCCCCAGGATTTTCTTATGGGACTCCCGATATTCACGCTCGGCGCAGCCGCATGATTTTTCGTATCTGGTCTTTCGGTGAAGAAGGTGGTCGCGCCTTTTTTTTACCTCTACACCACAATCGCAATGGCAGAGAAAATACTTGGATTTGAATTTACCCCCAAATCCACGAATAACCAGCAGACGCCCAAATTTTTGCCCTACTACTATTCGCCCGTTGTAACAGGTTCCGCAGGATTTGGTTCTACCCCCCAGCAACTTGTCAGCACGAACATAGCGTTCGTTACCACAGTCACATCTACAGTAAACTTCCTCCCCCCTCCTTTTAGAAGACGTTACTAAGTAACCAAATCTCCGGCCACGATATATCTTCCTGTGGGTTCCGCAGATATTGCCCCTAAATACCGCTTCCAGCGAGGCGTCTGTAACCTTTCCGCAATCACACAGACAGCGGTACAGTGTTTTCTTGCTTTGTGGATGTACGCTGGTGGATGTGATTACGACATCCCCGTACCTTTTGCCTATGTTTTCCTCTTGTTTTAGGTCATGGATGTGGTTGCTCTGCTGATCTGGGCTTTTGGAGGCAACCAGGTGGATGTGGTTCAATTATTTCATTATGTTTTGCTTATTTACCTTTATTTCTAGCCATATATCAGGAACCAATATTCATGTTTCTATAAAAAATCCTGTGGGGCCGGGGGGGGGTGCAACTGATCCTGAATCAGCGGTTCTGAGCCTGAATCGGGGGGTTTTCGCCCTGTTTTCGGCTGATCTGGATGTTTGGGGCCAGGTTTGGGCCAGGGGAAAGTTCAAACCAACCGGTTCCGAACCCGCCAGCGGGGCGTGTGGGAGGGTAAAGAATATTTATCTGGACCTTTTTACATCCACAGTTACCTAACATCCACAGTAAACCACATCCAAAGTTACAACATCCACAGCTCTACATCCACGGTATATAACGTCTACAACTGTATCTATATATATAGTGGGTAGACAATGACAGTAACCAGTGGCCGCGCATAACCGCGCTGGCTGGCTGACATCCACAAACCTACATCCAAAACCATACATCCACGACCGGTACGGCCTTAACCTTCGATCATGTACTTAGCTGGGTAGTAGCCATGTTCCTTGTTGAGTCTTCTGCGTTCCTGCTCTATTGGATCTTGGCAGCCGTACCATTCTTCCAGGCTGGTCTGCATGATCGAGCGGTAGCCGCGATATTCAGGAGCTTCGTCAAGGTCAACTACGGTTTCTGTTAGTTCGTCCCAAAAGTGTCCGGGCATAAAAAAACAGCCGCGATTGCGACTGTCCTGTGGTTCCTGTTCAGAGTTCTTAGACTACATATTTAGTGTATCAGTCGTGACAAATTATGTCACCTTTTATTGGGTCATTATCACGGGGCTTGCGCTGGTATCGGGTACGGACCCGATGACGAACAGGCTTGTTGAACTTTGGTGCGTGATGCGCCACCGGATTACGAGTGGTGGGTTTCTTCTTTACGGCCATTTGTCTTTAGGTAGAACCATACGATTGCCGCACTCAACATCTTGCTGGCAGTCATCACAACGACGTTAATCGGATTCAGGATGCCAATCATTGCGGTAAAGATAATTGAATCGATCGGTGTTCCCAGGGCTGACGAATACAACAGCCGATCTCGTAAGGGTCTTTTTGTGAATGTGTAGACCAACCAATCGACCGCTTCAGATACCAGGAATGCTGTGACAGATGCTACTGCTACAAACGGATCAGCCATGACGTAGGAGATAGCACCACCAACGAGCATAACCGGTACAACCCAATGCCCTATTTTCCGCTGCGCCATATCCCGAAAGATAAAAGTCAATCCGACAATGACAGAGGTAGGTTGCCAGATCCCGATGGGTGGAATGACAGTAAATAACCAATTAACCGCCACAATACTTACGACATAGATCAATGCCCACATAGGCTTAACTCCTGTTGAATAGTAATTGATTGGGAAGGATTCCAGATTGGTGCAGAATTGTGTGCCTCGATTCGATCAGCAATAATGTTTGCACGTTGGCTTTGTTTTTTAGGAACGTAAATACCAAACCGTTCCCAATTTTTGAAAGAATTAAGAACAGCACCCGCACTATCCGCAGACGACAGAGGTAAATATTGAAAGATTCTCGGATTCATCATCCTTAGCCCATGCAGTTTGCACACTGGTTGACCTTCCGAGCAGATTGCGTCCATCACCACGGC